CAACTGCTGGACGCCCGGATCGGTGAGCAGTCCGACGCCGACCCGGTGCTGGCCCTGGTGGTCCGGTCGCTGGCGGATCGGATCGACTGGGCGATCGGCGGCCGGCAGTTTCGCGGGTTCGTGATGCTCACCGCCGAATTCCGGGCCGCCTACCGGGAGCTGCTGCCGGCGGCCGCGGTCGATGACACGTTCGAGACGCTGCTACGGGAGATCGCCGCCGATGACCACGGTGGCGCCACCGTCACCGGCACCTAGGTTCGCGACCCCGCTGGGCGGCCGCCCGACGTTCGGGCCCCGGGTCGCCAAGCTGTCGGCGAAGGTGCTGGGCCGGGAGCTGATGCCCTGGCAGCAGATGGCGACCGACCTGCTGAACGAGCACGACGGGCACGGGATCCGGGTCCGCCCGTTCTGCGCTGTCACCATCCAACGGCAGGCCGGGAAAACCACCTGGCTACTCGCCGAAGCGCTGGAACGGTGCCTGTTCGGGCCGCCGTTCCGCCGGGTCTGGTACACCGCGCAGAACGGGCAGTACGCCCGGGAGAAGTGGGGCGAGCTCGCCGAGGAATTGGCCGGCCCGGGCGCCCCGCTGCGCCGGCAGATCAGGGCGAAATTCACCAACGGCACCGAACGGCTGATCTTCCCGAACGGGTCGACGTTCCGCCCGTTCCCACCGACGAAAGACGCGCTGCACTCGATGCAGTCCGACCTGGTGATCGTTGACGAAGCCTGGAAACACGACGCGGTCCGCGGCGCCGAGCTGATGCAGGCGATCGGCCCGACGCAGGCCACCCGACCCGGCGCGCAAGTGGTGATCGTGTCCACCGCCGGCACCGCCGATTCCACCTGGCTACGGGCGTTTGTGGACCGCGGCCGGGCCGGTGACCCGGCGGTGACCTACCTGGAATGGGCGATCCCGGACGACGCCGACCCGATGGATCTGGACGCGGTCGCGGCCGCGCACCCGGCGGTCGGTCGGACCATCAACCGGCAATTCCTGGAAGACCAGGCCGGGATCCTGGCCGCCACCCCCGGCGAGTTCGCCCGGGCCTACGGCAACCGGTGGACCAGCACTTTGGAACAACTGATCCCGGCCGCCGACTGGTCCCTGATTCGTCACCGTGACGCAATACCGGCGGCGGGTGTGCCCCCGGTGTTCGGTGCTGATGTCGCGGTGGACCGTTCGGCGGCCGCTATCGTGTCGTGCTGGCGGTCGACCGCGGGTGTCCCGGTGCTGGAACTCATCGCCCACGAGCCGGGCGCCGACTGGGTGGCCGGCCGGCTCGCCGAGCTGCACCACCGGCACGCCGCCGGGGTGGTGCTGGACGGTGGCACCGGGCCGGCGTCCACCGTGGTGGACGCGCTGCGGCACCGCGACGAGCTGCCCGGGTGGGTCCGGGCGGTGTCGCCGCGGGAATACACCACCGCGTGCGCGAATCTGCTGGACGCGGTCACCGGGCACACCGTGTGGCACCGCGGCGAACCGCACCTGGACGCCGCGGTGTCCGCCGCGACCCGGCGCACCGTGGGCGATGGGTGGGCATGGTCCCGGCGCACCCCTACTGTTGACGTGTCACCTTTGATCGCGGGGTCGCTGGCGCTGGACGGTGACCGGCACCGGGCCGCGGCGCCGGTCCGCCCCGTGACGTACGTCGGGTAAACGCCGCCATTCGGGTGATGAATCACCCCGGTGTGATTCGTTTGTCGGGGGTCGGTGCGAGTGTCCGTGTGTGCAGCGGATACCCCGGGTTGACTGCGGTGCCACGTCATTTCTGCCGCTGTGCCCGGTGTGCGCGTGGCGTGGGTTACCGCGATCGACCAGGGACGGTGCCGCCCTGGTCGCCGACCGGCACGCGCTGGCCGTACACGGCGACACCACCGCCCGGGACACCGCCGCGGTCCGCGACCGCCGGCGCCTAGTGGCGGCCCGCTGATGCCCGGGTGGTTTGGTCTGGCCCGGACCGCCCGACTGGCGTTGAACGTCCCGACCGCCGGGGTGTTGTCCCCGTGGGCCGACGACTCGTTCCTAGAACGGGTGGTGGTCCCGGACATCTGGCCCGACGCGGTGCCGCGGCCGATGACCCGCGGCGAAGCGATGCAGGTCCCGGCGGTGTCCAGGGCCCGGCACCTGATCTGCGCCACCGTTGCGAAACTGCCGCTGCTGACCCTGACCGGCGCCGACCCGACCCCGGCGCAGCCCTACTGGTGCGCCGGCACCGATGGGCAGCTCGGCACCCTGGACGCCGACCAGCGGGCCCGGTACGGGCTATACACCGGGCAGTCACCGTTCCAACGAATGCTGGACACCACCGACGACCTGCTGTTCTGCGGCTGGTCGCTATGGCTGGTCACGAGTGTCTACGCCGACGATGGCCGCCCCCGGTGCATGGTCCGGATCCCTTACGGGTTATGGGATGTCGACGGTGACGGGCGGATCGTTGACCAGGATGGGCACCCGTTCCCGGCCGGCGGGGTGGTGCTGATCCAGGGCCCCCACGAGGGTGTATTGACGTTCGGTGCAAGCACGATCCGGGCCGCGTACACCCTGGAAGCGACCGCCGCCGAGGTGGCCCGCACGCCCTTCCGGTTGGGCGTTCACCAAACCACCGACGCCACCCTGACGGTCGAGGAACGCCGAGCGGTGGTCGCCGATGTCCGCCGGGCCCTGGCCGAAAACAACGGGATCCTGTTCACGAACGCCGCCCTGGAATTGACCGAATACCGGCTGGATTCCGCCGAGCTGCTGATCGGTGGCCGGCAGGCGGCCGCGCTGGACGTGGCCCGGCACCTGAACATTCCCGGCGCCATGATCGACGCCGAACCCACCGGCAGCACCCTGACCTACTCCAATCCCGAGTCCCGGAACCAACAATGGTTGGACTACGGGCTGTCCGCGTACACCGACGCGATCGCCGCGGCGTTGTCGATGGATCCGGTGGTGCCGGCCGGGCAGCGCACCGCGTTCGATACCACGTCCCTGACCACCACGATCGCGCCGCCGACCGGCGCGCCCACCGCAGACTAGGAAGGCTTCACCATGCCCGCTCACACCCGCCCCCGGGTCGCCCTGATCGTTTGCGACCGGACGATCACCCACCGCCGGCTGCAACTGGTCGCGACCGACGCGGTGGTCGGTGCGGCCGCCGGCGCCCCGGCGACCGACCGCACCCTACGCGGGTTGGCCCTGCCCTACGCCGCCGATGGGCGCACGTCCGCCGGGCTGGTCCGGGCGTCCCGCGGGGTGGTCCGCTGGGCGTCCGATCTGCGCCGGATCAAAGTATTCAGCGGGCACGACCGGAATCACCCCGTCGGGTACGTCACCGCGCTGACCGACACCGCGGACGGGTTGACCGCCGAGCTGCATATCGCCGCCACCCCGGACGGTGACGCCGCCCTGCTGGAAGCACGGGAGGGCACCCGGGACGCGCTGAGTGTCGAGCTGGAAGATGTCGAGCTGGGCGATGACGGTGAGCTGATCTCCGCCGAGCTGGCGGCGATCGCCCTGGTCCCGCTGCCGGCGTTTTCCGATGCCCGGATCGCCGCCGAACGCGACCCCGGCGACGAGGGCGACGAGGGCGACGAGGAAACCACGACCACCACCACGACCACCACCACCACCCCGCCGGGCCCGCCGGCGCCGGCCGGCCGGCGGGCGGCCCGGGCACCGGCCGGGTTGACCGCGACCCGCCGCCGGGCGCAGGCGATGACCCTGGACGACGCGGCCGCGCAACTGGCCGCCGCATTCGTCCGCGGCGGTCGCACCGCGTCCGCGTTGAACGCCGCCCTGGCGAACATCACCCCGACCAGCACCACGTCCGCGGCGACCAACCCCGTCCAATGGCTCGGCGAATTGTGGACCCCCACCTACCTGGATCTGCCGTGGGCGAACGCGGTCAGCACCGGCACCCTGACCGATATGCGGCTCACCGGGTTCAAGCGGATCCCACCGGACCCGCAGATCAGCCCGTACGCGGGGGATAAGGCACCGATCCCGACCGATGGCAGTCTGCGGTTCGAGCCGGTGAACGTGCTTGCCAAGCGGATGGCGGTCGGCGCCGATTTCGACCGGATTTGGTACGACTTTGGCGACGAGTCAATGATCAACACGTGGTTGCGGCTGGTCACGCAGGACTACGCGAAGAAGTTGGACGCCGCGATCGGCACCGCGATCCTGGCCGAGGCGACGCAGGCCGGCCCGGCGGCGGACGTGATCGGCGGGGTCCGGCTGGCATCCAAAACACTCAAACAAGCCGGGGCGTCGGTGTCGTTCATCGCCCTGGCGTCGGATTTGTTCGCCGATTATCTGGACATCCCGACCGCCGAGGCCCCGTGGTGGTTGGCGCAGTCGTCCGGGGTCGATCTGGCCGGCACGAACGCGAGCGTGAACAATCTGCGGATTTTCGAGTCACCGACGCTGCCGGATGGCACCCTGACCGCCGGTGACAAACGGGCCGCGACGCAGTACACCCCCAAGGGTGACCCGTTCACCGTGCGCGCGGTGGATCTGGCGAACGGTGGCATCGATGTCGGCGTGTTCGGGTATCACGCCGAGCTGATCAACGATCCGCTCGGGATCGTGACCGTCACCGTGACCGCAGTGCCGTAACCGTGCCCACCTTCACCCCGCGCTGGCTGGACATCGCCGATGTCAAGGCGCAGTTGCGTTTGGCCGGCGCCGACACCGCCGACGATG